GCCTCTGCGCCATGCATCACAACCAAAAAACAGGCTCTGGCCTGTAAGGAGGGATTTATATGAGAAATCCATTCTCTCGGGCTGCGCGGGCGCGGGACAAGCCCCAAAACAGTGTGAGCGGCGCCACCGCATTCTTTTTCGGGACAAGCTCGGCGGGAAAGAACGTGCAGCCCCGCACGGCGGTTCAGGTCTCGGCTGTGTATGCGTGCGTGAGGGTGATCGCAGAAACCATCGCCAGCCTCCCGCTTCATTTGTACAAGTACGAAAGCAAAGGGAGCATAAAGGCGACGGAGCATCCGCTTTACCGGCTGCTGCACGACGAGCCGAACAGCGAGATGACGAGCTTCATCTTCCGCGAGACAATGGCGACGCACCTTCTTCTGTGGGGCAACAGCTACTCGCAGATCATCAGGAACGGCCGAGGCGAGGTGCTCGGGCTTTATCCGCTCCTCGCGGAGAACATGCTCGTCGACCGCGACTCGAAGGGGAACCTGATGTACTCTTATCAGAAGGATGGTATCTGGTACCCGTTGAAGCCGCGCGACGTTCTCCACATCCCGGGGCTTGGGTTTGACGGCATCGTAGGATATTCCCCGATCGCTCTTGAGCGCAACGCCATCGGCCTGGGACTCGCGACCGAGGAATACGGCAGCAAGTTCTTCTCGAACGGCGCAACGCCGTCGGGCGTTTTGACTCATCCGAACTCTGTCAAAGACCCAAAGCGTCTGCGCGAAAGCTGGAACGCTGCGTTTGGAGGATCTGGAAACAGCGGCAAGACGGCGATCCTCGAGGAGGGCATGAAGTTCGAGCAGATCTCGATCCCGAACGATGCCGCGCAGTTCCTTGAAACGCGGAAATTCCAAGTCGCTGAGATCGCACGGATTTTCCGTGTTCCGCCGCACCTGATCGGTGACCTTGAGAAGGCCACGTTCAGCAACATCGAGCACCAATCCATTTCTTTTGCACAGCACACAATCCGACCGTGGGTGGTACGGATCGAGCAAGGACTTAACAGGTCGCTTCTTTCGGAGGACGAAAAAAAGTCGCTCTATACCGAATTCAACATCTCGGGTCTGATGCGCGGCGACTACAAAAGCCGGATGGAAGGGTATGCGATAGGACGCCAGAACGGATGGCTTTGTGTGAACGACATCCGCGAGATGGAGAGCATGAACCTGATCCCGGATGAGCAGGGCGGGAACCTGTTCCACATGAACGGGAACATGGTTCCGCTGACCGGTGCTCCCACAGACCCGGCACCCCCGGCAACACCCACGAAGAAGGAGGCCAAGAAATGAACAGATTCTGGAATTGGGTGCGCGACGAGACCGATCCTGGCTCGCGCACCCTCTATTTGGACGGCCCGATCGCATCCGAGAGCTGGTGGGGCGACGAAGTCACTCCCGCAGCGTTCAAGACAGAATTGAACAGCGATGGCGGGCCGATCACGCTTTGGATCAACAGCCCGGGCGGCGACGTGTTCGCTGCGGCCCAGATTTACAACATGCTGATGGAATACCCGGCGGACGTCACTGTCAAGATCGACGGCATTGCGGCCAGCGCCGCGTCGGTCATCGCCATGGCGGGCACGCGCGTGCTCATGTCCCCTGTCAGCAACCTCATGATCCACAATCCCGCAACAATCGCCTGGGGCGACAGCGAAGAGATGCGCAAGGCGATGCAGCTGCTTGACGAGGTCAAGGAGTCAATCATCAACGCCTACGAGATCAAAACAGGTCTCTCGCGCGCGAAGCTGTCTCACCTCATGGACGATGAGACTTGGATGAACGCCAAAAAGGCGATTGAGCTTGGATTCGCAGACGGCATGCTCTTCGTTGCGCCGTCGGATGAATCCACCAATGAACGGGCAATCGGCAACGTCGGGAATGGCATCGAATTCTCGCGGCTCGCCGTTACCAACTCCATCCTGAATAAAATCAAGGCCCGCGCTGCGACGAGCGACCCGGAGCCGCCCCCTGCTGCCGTGCCCGACGGCAGGGTGAAGGCCGCAGACCTCGAGGCGAGGCTGAACAAGATCAAATACATCTAAGGAGGATCAACATGGACAAGATCACAGCAATGATCGAAAAGCGCCGCAACACCTGGGATGCCGCGAAGGCATTCCTCAACGCGAAGCGCGGCACTGATGGCACCCTTTCGGCGGAGGACGCCGCTACCTACGACGCTATGGAGGCAGAGGTCGTGAACCTCGGCAAGGAGATCGATCGCCTGCAGCGGCAGGAAACGATCGATCAGATGATGAACGCGCCGACGAGCACCCCCATGACCACCAAGCCCCAGAACGACGGCATGCCCAAGAAGGGCAGCCCCCGTGCAACTGACGAGTATCGCAGCTCGTTCAATCAGTTTCTGCGGAACCGCGCGCCCAGCTACGAGGTGCTGAATGCCCTGCAGATTGGCACCGACAGCGAGGGCGGCTACCTCGCCCCGGACGAGTTCGACCGTCAGATCATCCAGGCGCTGACTGAGCAGAACTTGTTCCGCACCGTCGCGAACGTGTTCACCACCGCATCCGGCGATCGGAAGATCCCCGTCGTGACCGCCGAGGGCACTGCTTCTTGGATCGATGAGGAAGGCGAGATCCCCGAGAGCGACCCCACGTTCGGCATCGCCTCGCTGAGTGCCTACAAGCTTGGCACCATGGTCAAGGTGTCCGAGGAGCTGCTCAACGACGCTGCCTTCAACCTCGAGGCGTACATCGCGGGCGAGTTCGCCCGGCGTTGCGCGAACAAAGAGGAACAGGCGTTCATGGTCGGCGACGGCTCCGGCAAGCCCACCGGCCTTTTCCACACCACCGGCGGCGCAGGTGTCGGCGTGACGGCCGCGTCCTCGTCCGTGTTCACTGCGGATGAGCTGATCGACCTGTTCTACGGCCTCAAGGCCCCGTACCGCAGCCAGGCCCGCTGGCTGCTGAACGACGCGACCATCAAGAATGTGCGCAAGCTGAAAGACGGCGAAGGCCAGTACCTCTGGCAGCCCGCTCTCACGGCTGGCGCGCCCGACATGCTGCTCAACCGCCCGATTCTCACATCGGCGTATGCGCCTACCATCGCGGCTGGCGCGCGCGTCATCGCGTTCGGCGACTTTAAGTATTACTGGATCGCTGATCGTTCGGCGCGGACTATCAAGCGCCTGAACGAGCTGTACGCCAAGACCGACCAGGTCGGCTTCAAGTGCACTCAGCGCTTGGATGGCAAGCTCATCCTCGCGGAGGCGGTCAAGGCCCTCGCGATGAAGGCCTAATCGACTGGTGGCGCGCCTCGCGGCGCGCCACTGATCTATCCGAAGGAGGGTAGCCCATGAGCTATAACACGAAGAATTACACCGAACAGGGCGGCGAAAAAACCGTATTCAGCGGTGAACTGCACGTTCCCAATACTGCCGAGCTGACCGGTGGAATGGTCCAGATCCGCCAGTACAAGTGGACGGCGGCACAGGCTGTCGCCGCGGACTCGGACGGGATCGTCGATGGTGCCGCTGGCCCTTCTGGGGCAGAGGCGGAAGAACTGGTGGTCGTGCCGGAAGACGATGCATTCCTCGCACAGCCCCCGTGCCCGCGCAACATCGTCGTGGTCGTTGCGGCGACTACGGCAGGAAACATTGCGGCGGGTGACGTCGTGATCGAGGGCCTTGACGCCAATGGCGATGAAATCAGCGAGACATTCGACGTCACCGAGAACACCGCCGGAACGCTGACCGGCAGCAAGGCGTTTGCCGAAATTACGAGCATCACGATTCCCGTTCAGGATGGCGAGAGCGTGACGTTCGATGTTGGTTGGGGCGACAAGCTGGGCCTCCCGCGCAAGTTTGCGAACGGCGTGCACCACATCGGAACCTACCTCGGCGCATCCGCCGAATCGACTGCCCCCACGTTCGCCACGAGCGGATCTGCGCTTTCTGGCAACACGGTCGACCTCAACAGCGCGCTGAACGGCAGCGCCGTTGAGACGCTGTTCGTCGTTCGCTGACATGAAGTGAGGTGATCGGTATGGTGGTAAGCGTTGATGCGCTCAAAGCGCATCTGAAAATCCAGTACGACGATGAGGATGACCTGCTCGAAAGCCTGTCCCAACAGGCCCAGGCCGCGGCGGAGGACTTCTGCCGGGTCGAGTTCGACGAATCCGCCGCGAAGCCGGTTGTGCTGGCGATCACGCTGATGGGCTCGCACTACTATGAGAATCGCGAGAATTCTGAAAAACAGGCATACCAGTCGATGCGGGCAGCGTTCGAGAGCTTGCTGTATCCATACCGCGATCCCGATCAGATGTTCTGAGGAGGTGATGGCGCGTGCGTGGATACAAGAACATCGAGGCGAATCCTCGACCCGGAGATCTGAAAGATCTGATCGAGATCGTGCGGACCAGCAGCACGACAAATGCAAATGGATACGCGGTAACGACGGACACGGTCGTTTGTACTGTTTGGGCAGCAGCAATTGACGGCGCGGCTCAGTTTCAACGCGCCGCCGACACCATGATCGCCCAGCCCAAAATCAAGTTTGTCATGCGATACCGAAGCGATGTTTCCGCTGGAATGTGGGTCAAGTTTCGGGAGCAGAAGTACCTGATCGAGTCGGTTGGCGCGTATGCGTTCGGGCGCACGTACATGATCCTCACGACCTCTGATGCAAAGGGGGTCGGACAATGAAGATTGTGATTGACGCCCTTGCCGCGACAGGCATTCCGGCAGTCTTTGGTTTTTGGAAGCAGACCACGGATGCATCGACATCACCGAACCAG